CTTCATCGAAGATGATTTTTCGGCATATGACAGCACCCAATCAAAGGGGTGCCACTACGCAGAGAAATGGTTTTATGACAAGTTTGAAGGTTTCGCCGTAGCCAAAAACATTGTTTCTTTCCAAGCCAAAACAGTTGGTGAAGGCAGGTTTCATAGATACGAAGTGGAGTACACACGCAAAAGTGGGGACCAAAATACTTCAATTGGAAACACCATCATCAACTTTTTGGCCCATGCATATGCCATAGCAATGTATGAGAAGAAATATGAAACGAAAGTTAAATACTATATGATCGGACTGGGAGATGATAATCTTTTGGCAGTCAACCTTGATGTAAAGAAAATACCAGAATTCATCAAATCAGTAGAAGACACCATAGTTTTAATGGGTCTCAAGCCTAAACTGAAATTGAGCAATAAAGCCCCAACTTATTGCTCTTGTGAATTCGTGCCTGTTGGAACACCTTGTCCAGAAGGAGGTTTTGTTACGAAATACGTGATGATACCGTCTGTACTAAGATACATAACCAAAATGGGTTTTACCTGTGGTAGAAGAATAGAAGGTAAAGGGAGTAGAAAACCCGAACACTTCGCCACAGAGAGACTGAAAGGCAATTGCCTATCCTTACCTAACATGGCTCAGATGCCCGTTTTAAGGACGTTTTGGTTTTACTATGTAAACTTGAGAGTTGACGGTAAAGCAGAATATAAGTACAATTGCCATGCAAAAGGTAGTTCGGAAGGATATTTCGTAATACAAGATACCATAGAGTGGTTTAGCGACACCTATGGCCTTACTGAAATGCAAATAACAGAAATAGAACAGTATGTGAGCGGCATGTTGATAGCCGCAGCCAACAAACCATTTTTGTGGAACCATCCCCTGATAGGTGTGATGATGAAACACAGGGAAGGTTTGATTGGGTGAAGGTCGACAAGCAGCAAATCCTTTAGCGAAGGAGGGGCATTGCAAACCCCCTGCAAATCCAGCACTGATATAATATACATGCCCAAGTTAAACAAAAAGCAAAACAAGAAGCAAAACAAATCGCAAGACTTCTCTGCTAAGCAAAAGAACCTAGAGAACAAGCTCTACGCAAGCAATCAACTCAAATTTAGACAGATTTCAAACAATGCTCCCCCACTGAAAAATGGAGCCATTAAACTTACCAAGTGTGCTATGAAATACGCCTTGGCAGTTAGTGAACCATTCCACCCCTCAGCAAGGGGCGTGTGCGGAATCTTCGGAAACAGTTTTGGACCAACCCAGAAAGTGTCTGCAACGTCACGATTCACCTTTGTAGTAGGTACCAACGGATTAGGATTCATTGCCATATCGCCCACCATCGCTAACGATGCTGTGCTAGCATATGCCACCAATGCATCATTCGCTGGCTCCAACCTCACAATCTTGACCTCTAACAACACACTTGCCACTGGAGTTCAAACTTTTACCGACCCCCAAATACCTTACTCAACTGCTCAGATTATAGGATCCACATCCACATCTGACAATCCAAAAGTGAGCGGGCGTATTCTGGCAGTAGGCGTTCGAGTTACTTACGTAGGAACCACAATGAATCAATCAGGAACATACACTTGTTTAGCCCCTTCATCTCATTACAATATGACGGTGATACCTGGGGGAACAACACCAATGGACGTTGCTACTTTACAATCCGACCCCACAGTGGTCCTTGAACCCTGTGACCGCGGTTGGTGTGAAATGGCAATATCACCAAACTACCCGTATGAATTCGGCTATTCTTCTAGCTCTGCTGTTTCAGGCAACTCCTCAATTATTAACCCATTTTCCAATGGGTCCACATATATTAACACCTTCACCAATTCCGCTGCATCTTCCACCCAAGGTGCACCAATTGCCGTGGTCGCTGTTACCGGGGCTTTAGGTGGCAACGTCTTCCAAGTCGAGATCATCCAGCATCTAGAGTATGCTGGCTCTTTGGTGGGCGGTTTAGCTACTCCCTCGGAAAGCGACGAGCAAGGTGGAAATATTGTTCTGAGAGCTGCTAGTCAAATGCAAATTGTCAAAAACGCTACCCAAAAGAAAGGGTGGCCACTAATGTATGATCTCCTCT